ACTACTTATTTGCGTTATATAGTATAACGGTATAAAATTAAGCATATGAATATAGAAAAATCCTATTGGTCTGCCAATGGCGAAAGCATTCATCTCTCAGTTCCTTTTACAAAGGTTAACCGTGAGAAAAGAACTGTTTCTGGATTTGCAACACTAGATAACGTTGATCAAACTGGTGATGTTGTTACAGCAGAAGCAAGCCTAAAAGCTTTTGAAAATTTCCGTGGCAACCTTCGTGAGATGCACACACCTCTTGCTGTTGGAAAGGTTGTTTCTTTTAAACCAGAAACATTCTATGATCCAACCACAAAATCTTTTTATAGCGGAGTGTATGTTGATGCATACATTTCAAAGGGTGCACAAGATACATGGGAAAAAGTTCTAGATGGTACTCTTTCAGGATTTTCAATCGGCGGAAAAATTAATGAGTCTGACAATGAAGTAAATAAAGCTACTGGTCAATCTGTTAGATTTATTAAAGACTATGATTTAATTGAACTTTCAATTGTTGACTCACCAGCAAATGAACTATGTAACATTTTGTCTATTTCAAAAGTTAACGGACAGTTAGTTTTTAAAGGAATAGCAGCAGATGTTAAAATGGAAAATATTTTTTATTGTGCAGAAAGTGATTCTGTTTTTATCTCAACAGACAAAACTTATGTATCACCAGTTACAAATAAACCAGCAGAATTAATAGGTTGGGTAGAAAGTAATGATGTAAATAAAGCAAAAGAGATAGATAAAATTCTTGATGCGTACAAGCAATCAAGAGTGTCGTTGCCTGAAACACAAACAATTGCAAAACAGGCAAACGCAGAAGGAGGTAATGAAGTGTCAGAAAACACAGAAAACGTAGTTGCAGAAGATGCAGTAGCACCAGAAGCAGCCGTAGAAGAAACATCAGTTGTTGCTGAAGAAGCACCAGCTGAAGCTCCTGCAGATGCAGTAGCAGACGCTCCTGCCGAAACTCTGGAAAAAGCAGCCGACGTATCAGAAGTTGAGGTTGATGAACCTGATTTTGCAAAGATGCTTGGCGAAATTAAGAACTTTTTCTCAGAAACTGTAGCAAAGTCAGCAGAACAAAAGTCTGCTGAAGTTTCAGCAATCAAAGATTCAGTAGAGTCTTTTGCAAAGAATGTAGAAGCTAAGATTACAGAATTGGCAGAACAAAATGCAGCGCTATCAAAGGCAGTTGCAGAAATTAACACACTAATCAACACAGTTGAGAAGCGTGTAGACGCAGTAGAATCAGACACTGCAATTAAGAAGTCCAGTGACCTTGGCGGGTCTCAGGAAGTTTTACAAAAATCCAAATCTAAATGGAACGGTTCTTTCCTCGGTTCCGTACAAGAATTAATCAAATAAGGTAGGTGAAATAAATGAGTAATGAACTATTAGAAAAGGCAGCAGAAGCAGGTACAACAGTATCAACAGGCTTTGGCTCCTCAACAGGTGGTACAGGAGTACACAGAGCTTCCGAAAACGGAAACGGTGGACTTCTAAACCCAGAACAATCAGCCCGCTTTCTAGATTATATGTTCGATGCTACCGTAATTGGTAAGGTCGCCCGTACAGTCCGAATGAAGGCCGATACAACAGAGATTGACCGTATGTCAGTCGGAGAGAAACTAATGAAGCTTGCTTCAGAAGGTGAAAACACAGGCACAAACAGTGCAGTGACTTTCTCAAAGATTTCTCTAACAACAAAGAAGCTTCGCCTAGACTGGGAGCTTTCAACAGAAGCACTTGAAGACAACATTGAAGGTGCAGATCTAGAAGATCACATTGCACGTTTGATGGCAACACAGGCAGGTAATGATATTGAAGATGTAGTTCTTAACGGAAATACAGCTCTAACTTCAGACAACCTATACAAGTCATTTGACGGTGTTGTAAAGAAGGCAAAGGCTAGCGGACACGTAGTTGACGCAGCAGGTGCTAATATTTCTCGTGCAGTATTCAACTCAGCGTTGAAGGCACTTCCACGCAAGTACAAGCAACGTCGCCAGGATCTTCGATTCCTTGCAGGATCTAACTTGATCCAGGACTACTTGTACTCAACATCACAAAACATCCAGAACGTAAACCCACAAGATATTGCTTCAAGCATTATCCGTGGAGATCAACCAGGTCTTGGTGGTCCAGCTGGATTCGTTGCACCATTCGCATTCGGTATTCCAATCGTTGAAGTTCCTCTTCTAAAAGAGGCACAAGACGGTGACTACTCTGGTGAGACTGGCGATCACGGAGACGTACACTTGACATTCCCAAATAACGTAGTTATTGGTATCAAGCGTGATGTAACTGTATATCGCTTCTTCTGGCCAAAGAAGGACTCTATCGAATACACAATGTTTACTCGTGTTGGCGTTCAGATTGAACAAGCTGATGCATGGGTAGTTGTAAAGAACGTTAAGGTCGCTTCCTAATTAGGAAATAGGCTTGAAAAGCCCCCAAATTTATTTTTGGGGGCTTTTCATTTGAATTTAACAATGATATAATTAAATACCTAGAAAAAGGAGACAATATGTCATTTGACACATTAAAGGTAACCGAACTAAAGAAACTTGCCGAAGATTTTGGCGTAGATACAGGAACCTTAAAGAATAAAGCAGACGTAATAGCAGCATTATCAGAAGAAGGCGTAACATGGTCTGTATATCAAAAAACACTACAAACAATGAAAGATGTATCAGAAGAAGACACGATTGAAGTATTGCCTAAGTTTGATCACAAAAAAGAGCAGGCGGCTGGAACTGTCCTAGTAAGAATGACTAGAGATAATTTTAGATATGATATTCAAGGGCATACATTTACAAAGGAGCACCCTTTTGTAGCACTAACTGAAGAATTTTATAACTAAAAGCAATAAGAAGGAGTAGGTCAATGGCAGAAGTATTGATAGGTACCAACTCGCCAATATCTCATCAGGTATTTTGGCAAGGAGAGGTAGTAGACTCAGATTCTGCCCCAACTGTAAAAGTTTATGATATTACAGAAGACCCCGCTATTGTTCCATCAATAAGCCCTACTACCATTTTAACAACATTAACTTCAGTTAAAGATGAAACAAATATTGGTTTGTACAATGTTTATATTCCTTTAAATATAACAACAAGAAACAGGGTTTTAAAATTAGAGTGGAATTATACCGTAAACTCTTCTGCTGTTTCTAAAACTCACGACGTCTCTGTTGTTACTCCATATACCGATTTGTCTCAGATGTACCAAGAGCTTGGTATAAGTTCAGATCCCTCAGATCCATCTTATAGGTCTTATAAAGAATTAAAAGCTGCAGAAAATTATGCACGTAGAAAAATTGAAGACTATACTGGACAGTCGTTTTATTTGTACGATGATGTAGAGCTAGTTTATGGTTCTGGGTCAGATGTTCTACCAACACAACAAAAAATTAATACAATATATAAGCTATATGTAAATGATGTTCTTCTCTATGATAGTTTAAATTCTATAAACAACTGGGGCCTTAGCCTAGAAGTATCTGAAACTGGATACGGAATTAAAGTTAATAGAGCAAATCTACTAGATAACTCAACATATATTGCAAACGGAATGGTGCCTCCATCATTTAATGATTATGGGACTGGTGCATTTATACCAAATGTAAAATATAAGGTTATAGGTAAATTTGGCTGGAATAAAGTGCCAGCCCAAGTTGATTTAGCATGTATTGAGCTTATTAAAGATTTCTTCTCTAACGATAAAGAATGGAGAAACAGGTACTTAAAAACAATACAGACGTTTGACTGGAACTTTGAGTTTGATTCACAAGCTTATACTGGTACTGGAAACGCCTATGCAGATCAGCTTTTATCAGAATATGTCTTAACTCAGTCGGTAATAATTTAATGAACAATTTAATAGACTCCCTACTTTCTATGAAGTTGGATGTATACAGACAAATAGATTCTCAGGATGCAAATACTGGCGCCATTAAAAAAGAATGGATCTTTTATAAAACGGTGAATTGCCATGCAAAGGGGGTTATAAGTAATTCGGCAACTTCAAGAGGCAGCGACAGACAAGTATTTTCAAATAAGTATTCTAATGAACAGGTTCTACAAATAAGAACTTTAGAGAGATTAACAGCTAGAGATAAAATAAGCAATATTCGTGATTCTTCAAATAGGCCAATTTGGACTGAAATAAATTATCCAAATGAGACCCCCACAGTTTTTGAAATTATAGGAACGACACCAATAACAGATCCTTTTGGAAAACCTATTGGATTCAACACATCTGTAAAGAGATCGGAGAATCAGCAAATTGGACTATAATGGAATGTTACTTCAAGCAGCCAGCGGCCTAGAAAGATTAGCCGTAGGCAGTAATAGTCGTGATAAGACAATATTTAAAGATAGCACAGTTGCTCAAGTATCTGCATATGTTTATTACGAAGCAAACGTCATTGCCAAATTGACTACTAATAAAACATTTCAAAACAAATTCACTAAAGTAATCTTTGATCAAATAAACAAAGATTTTCCAGAATATATAGATTCTCAATCAAGAATTAAGCCAAAATCTTTTCACCATGTATATGAATGGAAAAAGACTGGAGATGCTAGCTCTAGATTATTTAAGATAAATAAAGTATCTCAAGATGGACTTTCATTTGCAATTAATTATGAATTTTTGCCATCTAAGGTTGGTGTACCAACTAGAATGCCAGGCAAAAAGCATGTGTTTAGAGATAAAGCTTTTATTATGGAAAAAGGAGAGCCTCTAATAATCTCTCCACGCTCCTCTAAGCGACTTGTTTTTTCTATGGATGGAGTTACTGTATTTATGCCAGAAGGGGCTTCAGTGACCGTTAGAAGGCCTGGAGGACCCTCTGTAAAGAACTCCTTTGACCTACAATATTCTAGATTTTTTAGTGGCCAACTTGTAAGCGGTTCAATTAAAAAATCAGGATTTCAAAAAATGTTTAATAGTTCTATTTCAAAAGCATTAAGCGTTCCATCAAATATTAAAAGAGTTCAATATTCATTTTCTCCAAATTATATTCGTTCACAGGCGGACTCTGCACTTACTCAGGCATTTGGAGGGTCATTATGACAGCAGACTATAAGTTAGATGCCTCAATAGAAATAAGAAAATATTTGTGGGATCAAATTTTAACAATAGGTCTATTAGAAGCAGACGATTATTACTCAGACAGCCTTGGTTCATCAATTGTTCCCATTATTCCAGTTCAACAGTCTCCAGAGATGAATCAATTTTTAAGTGGCAAAACCCATATTGTGTATGACAAGATTGGTATGTCGTATGAAGAGAATTGGGCAATATGTTGCGAACAAATACTTTTTACTATTTATTCAACAGACGTTTCTGAGATAAATCAGCTTAGAAATTTTATGACAGATTTATTTAGAAGAATGGATGACTCAGCAAGGGATCTAAATTTGTGGGGTGGAGTATCTGATAAGTTTAAGTTCTACAGCATTTTTATATCAGAGATTTCCCCAACTAGTCCTTCTGAAGAAATCCAGGGATTTTTGTCTTCAGATGTAATCCTTGAAGTTAAGTATGCCAGGATATCTGACGTAAATGGCAGGTTTGTATAGAGTTTGCCTTTGGGTCGTTTATCCACTACAATTAGACAAGAGGAACGGCCTAGCCAGCCACAAAAACTTAATATTATGTTTAAAAAACAGGAGGTATAACAATGGCATTTAATAATGCAAAGAATATTCTTGTTGGTGCATCACCACTATATGTATCAGTCAAGGATTCAACAGATCCATCATACGTTGAAAATATTCTAGATTCAGGTTCAGGAGTTTCATTTGCTCCAAGAACATCAGCCGCAACTACACTTGCAGCATCTAATCTAGTTCGTAACGTTGGTTTCACCAACAATGGTCTTCAGATCACTTACAACCCAACATATGATTCAGTAACAGTAGATCAGCTTCTTGATACAGCTAAGCTTTTCAAGTCAGCGATGGAAGTTATGATTGCAACCGAAATGTCTGAAGGAACACTTGCAAACGTTCTTTTGGTATTCGGACAGGGAGCTTCAACTCTCACAAAGGATAACGTAGCATCAACAGATGCATACCCTACAAAGGGCGCAACAGGTGCAGACGATAAGTCTCTAACACTTGGCCTTGAGGCTGGAGCACTTGGTGTTCAGCCAACAGAGCGTCAGTTGTTTGCAGTTGGTCAAGCACCAACTCTTGCAAAGGGTGCATCGGCAGAAGTAGCAGCAACAACAGAGCGTGTATATTATGCACGTCGTGTTCTTTCTGTACAACAGTCACAGTTCTCACTAGCACGTAATACACCAACAACTTTCCCAGTAACATTCCGTCTGCTTCCAGACGCTAATTACACTGGTTCAGAATATGGTAAGATTATTGACCGAGTTCTTGCGTAATTAATTTATTAATTAACAGGGCCCCCCAGAAATGGGGGGTCTTCTGTTTGTGGTGATAATACCTATATGTTATAATAAATGAGACTAGATCCTAGGAGGATTAAATTGGCAACAACAGTATATAATGTAGAAGAAATCACCTTACAAAATGGTGCCGTAGTAAAACTTAAGCCTTCCCAAACCTACTAGCGGCAGCGGTTCTGGCTGGTCAGAACTAGACTTAGCCGCTTTATTAGGAGAAGTTTTTCTTTTAGGTCATTGGAAAAATTACGAAGAACTAGAAGAAAGTCTTTCAATGCCAGAGTTATTGCAAACATTGAAATCTATTAAAAAGAAAGAGTCGGAGGAAAGAAAGTTTCTTGCAGGAATGCAAGGTATCGATCTTAACATCGAAGAAGAAAAAAACGAAGGTCCTACCTTTGAAGATGTCAGAAGAAAAGCATTAGGAATTGAAGCAGACGGATCTGACATAGTTTCACTACAAGGACAATTTGCTGCAGAAGCAGGATTTGGAATTGGAGCAGGTTTAGGATATTCTAAGGAGTAATAAATGGCTGATGAACAAGTAAGAACCCGAATTACCGCAGATGCGGATTTTTCGGGACTCATTGCAGATGTTCATAAAGTAACCGCATCCCTATCTAAACTGCAAGAAAAAATTGCATCATCAAACAAGATGTTTGCAAATCAAATTGCAGTAATGAATAGGTCCTTTTCGGACACTTTAAGAAGCACAGGCCAATTTTCAACACACTTTGTAAGCTTAAATTCTGATGTAGAAAAATTTGGAAAAAATTTAGATTCAGGACAGCTTAAGTTAAATCAATATTATAAGACTATGCAAAATCACGCCAAAACATCTGGCGGACTTATTAGAGATCTTGCAAAACAACAAGTAGCATTGCAAAACGCAATTATACAGCCTCTGGGAAGAAATGCTCAGGGGCTAATGCAATTTAACGTACAGGTGCCTAGAGGCCTTGACGAAGTAAAAAATAAAACTGCAATTGCAAGACAAGAACTTCAGATTATGAATAAAGTTGTTCAGCAGGGCGCTGGTCAACTTATTAACTGGGGTAAAAATACACAGTGGGCAGGTCGTCAGTTAACTGTAGGTCTTACACTTCCTCTAGCAGCATTTGGAAAAGCTGCAGCAGATGCTTTTAGAACGGCAGATGCAGAGTTAACAAGACTTGTAAAGGTTTATGGAGATACTGCTGGAACTACAACAGAAGAATTAGGTAAGGTAAGACAAGAGGTTGAGGCAACAGCTAAAGCTTTATCTCAAAATTTAGGTGCGTCATATAGAGAAACTTTAGCGCTAGGCGCAGATATTGCAGCAACAGGAAAAACTGGACAGGAGCTTATTGCTTCAATCGAAGAAACAACTAGACTTGCAGTGCTTGGAGAAGTTGATAGAGCAGAAGCAATGAAAGCAACATTAGCAATTCAATCTGCATTTAAACAAAATACAGATCAACTATCAGAATCAATTAACTTTTTAAACGCAGTTGAAAACCAAACATCAACAAGTCTAAATGATTTGGTGGAAGCAATTCCAAAGGCTGGACCAGTAATTCAAGGTTTAGGCGGAAGCGTAAAAGATTTAGCTCTTTATTTAACAGCTATGCGTGAAGGTGGAATTAATGCATCTGAAGGTGCTAACGCACTAAAATCAGGTCTTGCATCTTTAATTAACCCTACAGATAAAGCTGTAGAACAATTTAAGGGATTTGGAATAGATCTTTTAGGAATTGTAAATGACAATGCTGGAAGCACCACAGATACCTTACTTGCTTTGCAAGCAGCATTAGATCAGCTTGATCCATTAAAAAAGCAACAAGCAATTGAAAATTTATTTGGTAAATTCCAGTTTTCTAGAATGAATGCCCTATTTGAAAATCTAGGAAAACAAGGAAGCCAGACACTACAAGTTTTAGACTTAATGAAAGCAAGCACAGGCGATTTGGGAGCATTGGCTGATCGAGAATTAAAGGCTGTTACAGAATCTGCTTCTGGAAGATATAATAGAGCTGTAGAAGGATTAAAGGCTGAGTTGGCCACAGTAGGAAATCAATTTTTAGCAATTAACACAACATTAATTAATGTTGTTACAAAAATATTAGAATTTGTAGATAATTTACCTAAGCCATTAAAACAAGTACTAACATTATTTGGAGGGCTAACAGCTGTAGCTGGACCACTTATTATGTTAACTGGTGTACTTGCAAACTTCTTTGGATATATAGTAAAGGGTGTATTCCATATGAAGGCTCTGTTTAAAGGCGGAGAAGGATGGAAATATTTAACTCCAGAAATTTTAGCAGCAGAAAAAGCTGGAAGTTTAATTGAACAAACTCTTTATAGCGATGCTAAAGCAGCAGGAGTTTTACAGCTAGCATTAAGAAATCTTATTGATGAGTTTAGTGTTCTAGAAGCAAAAGCAGCAACTGGTTCAATATCTGTAGCCCCAGCAGTTAACACTATGGCTGGAAATTTAGTTCAACGAGCAGGCGCAGGAGCAAGAGTAGTTGATAAAAATCACCCACTTGTAGGACCAGCTTATTCAAGGGCAAGTTCTCACATGAATCCTCGTGGAGTTATGTCAACAACAGAAAGACTTAATCAAACAATGTTCGGCATGGTTCCTGGATCTATTCCAGTAAATCAAAGAATTGGTCAGAACCCACAAATTTATGCAGAGTCAGAATTACCAAATATACCAGGACTTACAAGAGTTAATGGAGCATCTACTGGCATAGTCGCCTCTGAAGCTGGAAAATGGCATGCAATGATGGCGACATTAGGCATGCAGTCAAAAGCAGAAATTGCTGCACTTAAAAAATCTATTGCTACTACTGGATTAGCAAGCGCAGAATTTATGCAAGTGTTTGACGATGTTTTGCCAGCAGTTCAAGCTATTACTAAAAATGCAGCAATTGAGTCAAGAGCAATCATAGCACAACTTGAAGCAGGAGCAATGAATGTTCAACAGGCTAGAGCAGAAATTATGGCACTAAACTCTAGGACAGAAGCTCTTATTGCAGAAACAACTATGGCACAAGCAAAGGGAATGGGTAGGACTTTAAATCCAACTGTAATTCCTACATTAAATCAGCCAGTTGTAACGGCTACTGGTAAGTCTAATATGCGTGAGCTTTTTAAGAAAAGCAAAACAAAAAACTTTATTGATAGTATTGCTAGAAATTTAGGAGTAAGAACATCAGGTGCTGGTTATAATATAGAGACTACTAAGCCAAAAAATTTCAATGATGGTGGATATGTATATACAGCAAATGATGGAAGCATAGTTCCTGGGCCAAACATAAATGCAGATGTTGTTCCAGCAATGCTTACACCAGGAGAATTCGTTGTAAATGCTCAGGCAACAAAACAAAACCTACCATTGCTTATGGCTATTAATGGTGGCGCTGGAGGAACAGGTCCAAACTTTAATGGCGGAGGAACAGCCACAGATCTAGATTTATACAGACAAATATTGTCTATTGAAGAAAGATATGCAACATCTCCAAACTGGGGAGATGAGGCTAGATTTAGAGCTATAATGAATAATGCTAGCGCACTAGTGCCTCTTGGCGTAGATCCGTCAGATGCAATTGCTATGGCAACAGCGGACGTAGATACTGCTTTAAGAAATTCTTTTAGAAAAGATTTACGTGGCGGGCAAGGTGAGATTGATAGAAGATTATTTAAAGAGCAAGCAAGAAAAGTAACTCAAGCTAGACACAGATATATTAAACAAAAATATGGAAGATCATTGCTTACAAAAAATGCTGGCGGTCTGCAGGCTTTGTCTGCAAAACAAGCAAATCAAGATTCTGTAAAACTTTTAAGATTACTAGAAGCATCAGATCCAAAAATGGCGGCAAGGGTTTTCCCTAGATTATTCCCAGACGTAGACCCTTCTAAAATTAGACTATCAGATTTAACAAGTAGAAATCTTTTTGAATCAGAACACGTTTCTCCAAAAGACAAGTCTGGCTTTAGAAACTGGGGATATAATGCTGCAGGTAATTATATGCAGGCAATTGCTGGCGAGTCTAATATTAATAGATTGCACAACACTCTTGGAAATAGAGGCCTTGTTCCAAATGCCGTGCCGTTAACAACATCATCTGCAGAATCAGTGCAGAAACAAATGAGAGCTAAGCGTGGAAATATATCTTATCCAAAAGCAGTTTCAATGTCTCCTTCTAGAAGTACCAGAATTGCTAAAGCAATAATTGGTGCATCTTCAAGAAGAAGATTATTTAGTATGGCTTCTGCTGGCGGAATGAATAAGGGCGGAATGGTTTATGCAAACAAGGGAGGAATAATACCTTCATTAAGATCTGGATTTAGCGAGGGACGTGCTGGAAAATCTGGAGGAGAGCCTTCCGAAATGGGAGGAATGGGACAATTTGGTTTAGGTATGGGCTTGCAAATGGCTGGCATGTATACTGGAGGAAGCCTTGGAACTGGAATGATGGCTTCAGGAACTGCTCTTCAAATGTTGCCTATGTTACAAATGCTAAAGCCAGCAATGGGACAATTAAAAAATATTACTGGGGCAGTAAGTTTATTTGGAAGAATTGCTGGATCAGCGTTTAGAATAGCTGGAGCAGCAGTAAAATTCTTTACTGGCCCTGTTGGACTAGCAATAATTGCAGTAGGTGGTTTAGTTGCAGCATATAAATTAATTAAAAAAGAAATAGCAGAACAAAGAAGAGAAACAGCTTTGTTAAATGGAATAACAAAAGAAGGCGCAAAAGAAGCTGGAATATCTTATGAAACAATGACAGAAAAGCTAAAGCGTGTTAACGCTGAACTAAAGCTTCAAAGAGAAAAAGGATTGCTTGCCTATGAAGCAACAACAAATTCTGGAGTATCTGGATTAACATTAACAATTGCAGAGTTAAAAAAGCTTAAAGAAACTGCAAAAGAAACTATGCCTACGCTGTATGCAACATTTAATAACATTGATTCTTCTAAGGTAAATGATTTAGCTGCTAACCTAAAAGCACAATTTGTTGCAGGCGGAATGAGTGCACAAGACGCTACAAATAAAATTTATGCATTAATTGAGGCATCTAATAAGGCTGGTCAAGGATTTAATGCAATAGCTCAAAAGGGTTTTCAGCAAATTGTAGATAAAGGGTCTGCAGCATCCTTTACTATAGAAACATTAAAGGGAAATATTTTAGATTTTGAAAAAGGAATTAGAGACGTAGATTCTGCAGCTTTCTCTGGCAATGTTGATTCAGTTATTAATTCTTTAGAAGGAGCAGTAAATGCTTTAGTTGGAACAAGAGATGCTAGTGGGCAAAAAATAACAGAAGCTCAAGCATTAGTTATGCAATACGAAAAGCTTAATACTCTAGGGGTAAAAAATCTTCAAATTGGAGAAACCGCTCTAAATAATTTAAAGAAAGAAAATCCTTTGCTAGCAAGCATATTAAAGTCAACGGATACTGTTGGAGGAATGTGGGCAAAGGTAAGATTACAGACTGCTGGAGTTAATGTTAATTTAAAAAACATGAGCTCTGAACTAGCAATATCTCTTTCTCTTTACCAAGATGCTTTAGAGCAAGCAGGCGATCAAATAGAATCTGGAGAAGTTGTTTCAGATGCATTAGGAAAAGCAGCAGCGGGATCCAAAAAACTTGGCGAAGAAATTAAAAAGAATTCTGATATTCTTAAAAAGGCAGAAGATGCTCAAATAGGAATGGATAGGGCAGCTATTAAAAGAATTAATGACAAGATTGCTGCAATAAGAAAAGAGGCAGATGCAAAAAAGAAAGCAATGTCAGATGCCCTTGAATCAGAAAATACAGAATTAGAGTTACAAAAACTTCAATTAGAAGCACAGGCTCAACTAGCTCGTGGAGACAGAGATGGTTATGCACAGACACAGCTTGCTATTAAACAATTGGTAAATGAAACCCAAGCTAAAAAGGCTATGCAAAAAGTTGATGAACTTGCTCAAAAAGAAGAAGACAAGTGGAGAAAGAAGCTAGATGACGATCAAGAAAAGAAAGATAGACAAGGTGATAAGGTTGATGCTGCAAATAAAGGAAACAATAGAGCGGTAGAGACAAAAGCCAAGGTAGACGAGTACCTTGCAAAGCTTACAGCTCTTGCACAAAGAATGTCTAATGCTCAAAGATTAAAAGATCCAACAAGAAGAAAAGAATCTGTAGATGCTGTAACTGGAGAAAAAAATCTTTTAATTGAAAATCTTGGCAAAGAGTCTAAAGAAGTAAGAGAATTTTTTAGCAATTATGTTGACCCTTCAACTGGTAAAAAATTAAAGGGTGTTGCTAAGTGGGGTGGCGGAGCAGATTCTGAATTTAATAAGCTTGTTCAAGAAATGGAAAAACAGGCTGGCACCAACTATGACAAGATGGTTAAAGACCTTGGTGGGGGTTCAACTTTAAATGACGTTGTAAGAGCAATGGGTGGTAAAGCTCCAGTAACAAGAAACATTACAGCCGATAATTTAAGTTCTATTTTAAAGGGTTCAGAAAAACTTAGCGACTTGTTTAAAAAGAATGGTGACCTTACAGACATAGCTAGAACAAGACTTATAAATAAATTTAAGTTAAAGCAAGATGATGTCTTTAGATATGGGGAAGATGAATATAGAGTCACAATAGGAGAAGATGCTATTCTTCATGATGCTAAGGCTGTAAAAAGAGCTGGCGGAGGAAGATTTACCCCTGGACAAACATATACCATAAATGATGGAATGAAAACAGAAGGTATTAGGTTTGATATGCCTGGAACCATATATCCTAATATTAACACTTCTCCAAGATATAATATTCCTTCAAATAGCATAAATGGAATGAGCGGCGTATCAAATAATGCATCTTCTTCAAATTGTGTGTATAATGTTAACATAGCTCTCAACGGAACAAATGTAAGCGTTGATGAGGTTGTAATGAGATTTAAGCAAGAGCTTTCAAGAATGGGAGCTAAAGAGGGAAGAATTAAAACAATTGGAGCTGGTGTAGTATGACAACAGTAAAGTTGCCTAGAGGATCAATATTACAAATAGAGGCAAAAGATTTATTGGCAACCCCTGCTGGCACCACTCTTATTTGGAATAAGGTTACAGAGCATAATAGATCTGAGTTTAATATGTCTATTGAAAGAATAGAAAAAGTTGTTAGAACATCAAATGGCACACTTAGAAAAAACCATATTGCTGATAAAAGAATTTTTTCTACATCTTGGGACATGCTTCCTTCATATAGAACTTTTACTGTAGACGGAGCATGGGGAGCAGAAGACATTAGATCATTTTATTTATCTGATGCTGGAAAATCTCCATTTAATATTAGAATTAATTTAGCAAAAACTGGATCAGATCAATCTTCTTCTGGATACGAATCAGCAACAGTAATGTTTAGCTCATGTAATTTTACACTTATTAAAAGAGGCTCCCAGCCTTTTTGGAATGTTTCTCTGACATTGGATGAGGTATAATGATATCTGCTCTGGAGTCTACTAAAACAAATATTAATCAAAGTGCTTCTTTAAGATTAAAGTCTGGCTGCACATTTGAGTATAATATGAATAGATTAGTAGATAATATTGTTGCTTCTGGTACAGAGTATGTTGCCGCAGATGGAAGCAAACCATTTAAAAAATTGTTTCCAGTAGATTCAGTTATTAAACCAAATAGACCGCTATCGGCAGGAATTAAGTACGCAATTAGCGGAGACGTATCACAAAATAGTTATAGAAATCCTAAATCAATTTCTTACCCTATAAGCTATAGAACGTATTATCCTGGAGCAGATACACTATATAAATATTATATTTCTCCAAAAGGTTCTGGTCTTTCTGTTACATTAACTTATCCAAAAACAATCTTAACAAATAAGATAGTGGCAAGGTTTGAGCTTGCTCATTCAACACCAGCAACATGGACAATATCTGGAAATGGATCAACTTTAGCAACTGGAACATCAGCAAGTATTGCAGCATTTGGAACTAGCAATGCAGGAACTTTAACAATATATTGGAACGGTACTTCATGGTCCACAACAGAGCCATCAACTATATCTGCACCAGTTAGCCTTACAAGCATAGGAATTTCAACTCCTGGAGTTACAAATAAATATATTGGTCTCATAGAGCTCTGTCCAAAATGGGTAGTGGATGTTTCAGATAGAATAACAGAATTTTCAATGTCTAAAGAGTCTTCTACTGGAGCAGATGAAATTCTTCCAGTTGGAAAAATAACAGCAAACTCACTTTCGTTGTCCTTGGTTTCTTACGAAGATAATAGAGTTGTTCAGACATTTGATAAAACAAACAACTTTGATTCTTCAAAAATATACATATATAAACAAATTGAAGTTCATCCTTATATTAAAGTTTATCATTCTGGTGGAAATTTAACAGACTCAGAAGGATCTTATGAAAAGATAGAGCAAGGAGTTTTTTTCTGCGACAATTGGAGCACACAAGAATTTGGAGAAATAGAACTAGAGGCCCTTGATTCTGCCAAGCTTTTGCAAGAAACTATGTGCCCAAATATTGTTTGTGAAGGGTATTCTGTTCCTGGAATTATAAGAAGATTGTTAGATGCAGTAGGTTTTACGTCTTATAATATTAATCTTTTATCTACAGAAACTTCACCATTAAGTCCAAAATACTGGTGGTCGGATGACACAAAAACTGTATGGCAAGCGCTTCAAGAAATTTGTAGGGATGCACAAATTACAGGAGTTTGTGATGAAAACAATATACTTCAATTTTACACTAGAGATTATATATTTAGCCCAACTAGACCAGTTGATTGGACGTTTAGATATGCTTCAGATGGCTTAAACTTAGCAAACATTTTGTCTTTAAATAAAACAGATCTTCCATCTGCAAACCAAATAAAGATTTTATGGAATAGCGTTACAACTAATCAATATGCTGGAGGATCTCAACAAATTTGGTCATCTAGCAATAGTTTTATGGGAGCACTTTCTTTAGAACAAAATTTATTAACTACAGCAGGAACAGGTTCATTTGTTTCATTAAAAGCTGTAGAAACAAATGAGTATGCAGCAAACCAAATACTTTTTGAATACAGTGGATATTTAGTTATTGATTCTGAAATTATAGAATATGATGCTGTTGAATATCAATATGAACAAGAAAATGGAAATAAAGTTTTAGTTATTGTTCAAAGCGATTCCGATGTGTTAAAGTTCCTAGGACTTGGTGCAATTGGTTCTGATAAATATATTAGAACTGGAAGAGTTAGAATTAAAACAAGAGGGGCATTTGGTACAACAATTGATAATCATTATGCTGCAGCGCAAGATATATTAGACTCCTGGTCGGGGTATGAGGTGAAGTGGGTATAATGACAGTTAATACAACAACACTAGCAGGAATCATGGCAGCATCATGGGGCAACTTTTATGATGTTGATAGACCAGCAACTTCACCAACACCAGCTCAACTAGCTATTCCTTGGATACATGTTTCAATTATAAATTCTACAGATGTTCAGGTTATTATAATGACTCCGTCTGTTACTCCAGGAAGTTATAGGGGAGATGTCTCAGAGTCTACATCGTTTAGCAGCCCAGTAAGAACGTTTAATGATGTAGATGGAATTTTTACATTAACAGGATTAACTCCAGGAAAAGAATATAGGCTTAGAGCAGCATGTCACGCAGCAGATCCATCAATATACGGAGCATATAAATATCATACATTTACAATGCCTAAAGCAGCAAATGTAGGTTCTGTTAGTTCTACTGCTAATGGAGTTGCAGTTCCAAGAAATGTACCTCCAGAGCCATCGTATGTTGATACAACAACTTTGTCTGGAATACAAGCTGCTTCTGGTAACGTAGAGAATAATGCTAATGATGCTGGAGACTCAAATGAAACTCTAACTCCAGTGCCAACTGGAAGCTACAACGCAGTTGCTGGAAATAGACAAGTAACTAGATCGCTCTTTAAGGTTACAAATAACTCAAAAGATAAAGATGCATACTCCATTGCAGTTAAAAATCTTGGAATATCTACATCATCTTCTTACTATACTTTTGGAGCAGCTCTGTTCTTTCAGAGCAGCGTAACAAATACGGATGCTTCAGGAGGATTTGGATTTTTTACAAGTAGTAATGGTATGGATGGATACTATGTTATGATGGAAACTACATCCAATCTTTCTATTCATGGAGAAAAAGAAGTAAAGATTTTAAAGGTTGTTGGCGGTAAAAAAACAATATTAAGTGACAGTCAAAATAGCAGCTCTTCTACAATGAATGGTATTGTGGGGGCAAAAAATTATAAAATTGATATTAAGGTAAAGGCAAGTGCTACAGTTAATGTTATAGATATTTATATTAATAACTTTAAAATATCTGCAGTTGACACTAATACGCCAAATACTACTGATCCAACAAAATTAATTTTACCAGTAACATCAAATGTTGCTCTTGTTTCCTCAGTTGGATCATCAAACTTTGACTATGTTTATGCTGCTCCAATTAGTGAAAGTCAATATACTACTGGAGTTCTTCAAAACGTATACAACGGCCAGTTTGCAACAACCACCCTAGACTTTTTATATGGAGAAAAGGTACTAAGCAATTTTAATAAAGCAGAAATTCCTGGAGGTAAACTAGAGGAATTTGGAACGGTTGCTAGAGAGCTTAGAAAGGTTGCTGTAAAATATCAAGATAGGCCAGCACAACCTTTATATTCAACTGTTGGTATTAATAAATTTATTCAAATACTAGGACAAAGACTTACAAGTTTTGGGGCTGAAATATATCTATTAAATAATTCAGGCACCTTTGTACCTTTAAGCGATGGTCAATTTAATTCATTTAACGTGATAGGAAACTATGTGGTTCCTACTGGACAACACGAGTATACAGACAGTACAATAAATGAATTCAGTACTCCAGAGCCAGCAATATTTGAATCTGTATGGATTCAAACAGAATCTGATGCTAAAAAACTATCTGATTGGATTAAAACCCAGTGGTCAAAACAACAGGTTATTTTAAGCATGAATGTATTTAGTAATCCTTTGATCAGTGTAGGAGACGTCATTTCTGTAAACTATCCAGACAATGGATTAGATGGAACTAAAAAGTACATTGTTACAAACGTAAATCAATCATTTAATCAGGGCCTAGATACATCTATAACTGCAAGGTCTATATATGTTTAGGGAAATGGTATAATAATAAAATGACTAGCAAAAAAATATCAACTACTGGAATTGGCAATGTTGCTCCAGTAACTGTTTATTCTAATTCCAAAGAAAATAATGATCTTAGCCCAAACTCTAAGGTTGTTCTTCCAGGCAATGTTGTTGGTCCTATGTTGGTTGCATCTGCTGAGCTAGACTCCGACGAGGTAAACCTTGAAATAGTTCCAGAAGATGACCCAGCAGTTGTTGTGGCCAACCCAAATCCTTTATATGGGGTACCGCAATTATCTGATATACAGTTAGTATCAAATTCTGTTATCTATGATGCATCTGGGAATCCTAGTGTAACTGCAGTATTTAAAATTAAAAATTCTAGCGGAAGAGAGCTAAAGGGAATAAATGTGAGGGTTCAATCAGCATGATAACAAAATTTGGAAAAAGATTTTTAACAAACTATTTAGCAGGTAATGTCCCATTTGGAAATAAAGATATTGCTTTGGGCATAGGCTCAACAACTCCAAATGCTAAAGGTAAAGACACAAGATTAGAGTTTGAGTTTTATAGACTTCCAGCATCTATTGGAAGTATTAATATAGAACAAACAGGAGTTGACGGAGACGGTGAAGCCGTATTTGCTTATAGTGTAATATACCAAGCAACAATACCGCAAGATGTTGCTGGAATTATATCCGAAGTTGGACTGTATCCTGGAATTAAATCGTCAAAAAATAATTTTGATAGCAAGTTTTTAACTGACTTTGAAAATAATTTACTATGGTCTGATGGCTCCTTTAACCCAGTGCTAAGACCAAACTCTGATTTATTTAAAGCAAAAATTGGAGAAAATATGGTGCAAGTAGATGTTGATTCTGCTAGCTCATCTAAAGAATATAAAAACTCTTTAATTTCTTATGATATATCTGGGTATAGTGTAAATGACACAGTGACACTTGCTTACAAAAAAATGGATAACAATTTATCCAAAATTAGAGTAAAGCTTTATAGTTCAGACACAGCATATTGCTTTGTTGATTTTACTCCAACATCTGGAACAGGAGATAGAATACAATCTCAATCGGTTTCCACACTATTTGCTAATTCTATAAATAGTCCAGATTTAACTTTAATTACAAAACTAGGAGTTGAAGTTTATTCAACTTCTGGAGGAGCCACACAGGTATATTTTGACGGAGTTAGAATAAATGACGAAGACACATTTGATCCAACCTATGGATTAATAAGCAGGTCTTTACTAACAACTCCATTAGAAAAAAAGTCTGGCAGAACAGTAGACATAGAATATAAGATTTTGTTAGGATTCTAAATGACAAATACTCAAGACGCTGGAAAGGGAATTGTTCCATCTGATTTAGCTTTAGTGGCTCAACCAGATATTAATAAAGATTATTTTAATGTAACAGTTAAAGACCTTAAAATAAATAAAGCATATGCAATTCAATTTCAGTGGGTAGAGTTAGACGGAAAGCTTGGGTCTTGGTCCCCAGGATTTATTTTTACTACATCAAACGAGGTTGCTCCAGCAGTGCCAACTGGAGTTACAGTTCCATCTACAGCAAGCGGCAGTATTCCTGTTACACTTTCATCATTTCCCACAAATGCTAAAAGAGTAGATGTAATTATAACTGGCGGTATTTTTGGAACAAGTACAGTTGCACATTCATTTACTACAGCAGGAACAACAACTATTGCTGCGCCAGCTGGAACATATCAAGTACAGTTAAGATCAATATCGCCAACTGGAGTAACAAGTACAGTTGGAACAACATTTACTGTTACAGTATCTTCTGCTGATATTGTTGTACTTCCTTCAACTGCACCTTCTACTCCAACAGCTTCTTCCACACTTGGAGCAATACAACTTTCATGGAATGGAAAAACTTCAACTGGATCAGATCAACCTTCAGGGTTCGTTGCTGCAAAAGTTTATGTAGGAACAACTTCTGGATTTACTCCAGTAGATACTGGCTCTGCAGGAGCTAATCAAGTAGATGTTTTAAATTTTGCTAACGGCCAAAACACATTAAATATAGCAGTTGGCACAGTTGTAAATGGAACTGCATTAACTTATGGCGTAGATTATTTTATAAAAATAAAAACAACTAATGGAAATGCTGCTCAGGATTCAGCAGCAGTTTTAGCTAGCGGAAGCCCAGTAAGAATTGGGCAAGTTGGTAATGGCGACATTGTAGAAATAACAGCAGATAAAATTAGAACTGGAACAATATCAACACAAACAATAACTGTTGGTGCACCAGGCGGCAAAAGAGTAGAATTACGTGGAAGCGGTAACTCATTTGAAATATTTGGAACTGGCGGAACATCTCTTTTATCATATAATGCTGCTGGAAACAAATTATCTGTAACTGGAGAAGGTTCTTTTACTGGAAGTATTACTGGAGCTAGCGGTCAATTTGACGGAGATCTTGGAGCTTCTGGAGGAAACTTTACAGTAAGAAGCGGCATAGTAACTGCACTTGCTGGATCAATTGGTGGATGGGTAATAAATAGTCAAGCACTAAAAAGCTCAGCAGTAACATTTCCTTCTATACAACTAGACCCAGTTGGCTCTAAGATAGAATTAAGGGGAAGTCCTGGTGGAAGTGACATAGGTAACTATATTAAAATGGATACTACCACTGGACTAAGAATTGGATCAGTTAGTAGTCCAGCATTTACAGTTGCAATGGACGGATCAATGACTGCAACAAAAGCTAATTTTCAAAATGAAGTTGGTGGAAATACAATTATATTAGATAACACTAGTTTTAGAATGTCTGGGGCTAACGGAACAACGACACTTGGATATAATTCAAACATTACTTTATCTAGTACTGGAAATATTTATAACAGCAGCGGAAGCTACATAAGTTTGCTAAATAGCGAATCTTCAACAGAGCTATGGCCAGGAGGAGTGAGATACTTCCAAGGATCGATATTTGGGTCAGCTCCAGTAAGTTTTTCTCAATATATTTATAATAGTCAATTAGTAAATTATACAAACTCACTACTTGGAATAACCTGGACATCTGGACTTTACGTTACAGGTTCTTATGCATATAACAATAATAGCGTTTCAACAAGGTTTGGGGATGAGTTTAGGCCTCTTGGAGTAACTCCGTTTGGAGAGCAAACTCTTGGACAAAGATTGTTTAGCGGAACGGCAACTACAAACTCAGCAATTAATACAGATATTAACAATAGAGCGTACGCAGCGAACTCTCAAAATGGCGATTTTTACTTTAGTACAGCGTGATATAAATGCCTAGATTATTTCAAAAGCGTGGTGGTACATGGTCAGAAATTCTTTCTGTATTTCAAAAACAGGGCGGTACATGGGTTGAAATATTAAATATATTTCAAAAAATTGGTGGTACATGGACTAAAGTTTTTGCAGCCGCAAAAATACCAGGCAATACAGTAGCACCAACAATAACTGGAACAGGATATTTATATAGCACTTTAACAAACAATAGCTTAGGTACATGGACAAATTCTCCAACATCTTATACTAGACAATGGAGAAGGGGAACTCCTCCAGCAGGAGGCGGAGAACCTCAAGGATATTCTAATATAACAGGAGCAACATCTAGCACATATGTAACAACAGCTGCAGACGACGGTAAATACATAATTTGCCAAGTAACTGCAACAAATGCTTTGGGCTCTAATGCAGCAGCATCAAATCCAATATACATTACTAAATATGCTCCAGTAGCAAATGGACTTTATACAATAACTGGATCTCCAGTTGTTGGAGGTACATTAAATGCAGTAGAGCAAGTTGGCACATGGAAAGCAACAACAACAAATACTGGTGATACATCACCAGATACATTTGTTTATACTTGGTCTAGAATAGTATCAGGTATTACACAAACACCTCCACTACAAGAAGGAACTTCTTCAAGCTATCTAATTCAGCCTTCAGACAACAACACTACTATAGCTGTAAAAGTAACTGGAACAAATACTGGTGGATCTGCTACAACTGCTTATTCTGTTGTAGTAAATGTTTCTTCTGTTTATTCTTTTTCAATGGGTAAAACTTTACATATGAGCACAAACTGCTTTGTGTCTCTAGATAATCCTAGTGCTAGTTATACAACTTTGCCAAACGGATATTCTATTCCAGTCTCCCTACAAGATTTTTGGAACCCAGTTGGGTATAAATGGTCTAACGGAGAAGAATTTGTTTTACATTATGATGGTTATAAATTAAATCAATCAACAACAGCTTTCAGAGCAACATGGCAAATGAGATTTTATGCTAATCAAAACTATGCAGATTTTAAAATAATTAGATGGGGAAGCAGTACAGGGCCTGGAAGTAAAACTGTTGCTATGTATAAAGACGACGCTGTATTTGGAACAGCGGTGGCTGGCCC